GATCAGAAACACCTTGAATGGTACTGTTTACTATCAATAAGAGTTGAGACAAAAAAACAAAAGAAATATAAGAAATGTATAGGTGTAGATTTAGGAATAGCTAAAACAGCAGTCATTTCAGATTGGAGGGGAAGAAACACGAAGTTCTTTAACGGAGAACCTTATAGATTTAAGAAGAACCATTACCGAGAATTAAGAACTAAATTACAGCCCAAACTAAAACAGGGGAATGTTTATAAATTATTGAAGCACATCAGTAGTAAAGAGCAAAGGTGGGTAACTAATGAAAATCATAAGATAAGTCGGGAGATAGTAAATATAGCAATCAAGAACAAAAGAAGTATTGCACTTGAAAAATTAACGGGAATAACTAAAAGACTTAAAGTAAATCGTAAGACTAGAAAAATGCTCGGAGGTTGGTCTTTTAAGCAGTTAGCAGATTTTATTGAATATAAAGCCAAATTGGCAGGGATTACAATAGTTTATATAGACCCACGGAATACAAGTAAGACTTGTCCGAAATGTCATTATTGCTCTCGTAGTAACAGAAGAACGCAATCTTTATTTAGATGCGTCAAATGTCGCTATGAAAGCAATGCTGACAGAGTCGGGGCTATGAATATAGCGATCCGAGGAAACACTGCTCTTTCGGCATGACCGATTGAGCATGGGCTACGGGATACCGCCCTTATATAGGTTTAACCTACAAGAGTATCTCATAAGATAATCATTTATCTTGTTTTATATGTTTCTTTTTAGGGATGGGAGTGATGTATTTAATTCATGAACATAAAAACACTTAAAGTATTAAGAAAGTGGGCGCATATGCAAATTCCTAGCAAGAAGTATGAGAATATAGTTATTGAACAATTTGAAGGATTACCGGAAAAAGAGAAGAAACAAATGTTAATTCAGATAAAGAACCAGATTTTACTTCACAATAATTAGAGACTATAATTTAGGGGTGAATAAGACCTCAATTACTCCGGATATTAATGAATTAGAGAAAGCGTTTAATGGTGACTTGGATTTAGTTTTATTCTTTGTGAGTTGGATCAAACATGAAAGAAATGCAACGGAAGCATATTTGGAATTGAATCCGAGTGTTGATAGAACTTCTGCTCAAGTATTAGGTTCAAGACAATTAGCAAAGATAGATAGACAGGCCGTTATGAAAAGTTATGGGTTAGATCAAGAAACTTATTTTCAACAACTCTCTGATGGATTGAAGGCAATCAAATCAGACGCTACAGGACAAACTTATCCGGATCACAAGACCAGAGACTTGTATCATACAAAACTAGGTAAGTTATTAGGAATAGAAACTAACGAACCAGGGGGAGGAGATGTTCATATAACAATAATCAATTATGCCCAACTTAATAATACCTCACAGGTTTGATCCAAGAGACTATCAAAGACCAATACTTGAGAAAATGGATAGTGGATTCCTAAGAGCTATTCAAGTATGGCATAGACGTTCCGGTAAAGACAAAACCGATTGGAACTTTATGATTAAGAAAGCGTTTGAAGTTATAGCACCTTATTATTATTTCTTTCCGACTTATTCACAAGGTAAAAAAGCGTTATGGGATGGAATAGACAATACGGGATTTAAGTTTCTAGATCACATTCCCAAAGAAGTTAGAGTATCAACAAACGATACAGAAATGAAAGTTAAACTAATTAACGGATCGCTTATCCAAGTTGTTGGAACGGATAATATAGACTCTATTGTAGGAACTAATCCAAGAGGTTGTGTGTTCTCCGAATATTCATTACAAGATCCGAAAGCGTGGCAATTTGTCAGACCGATTTTAGCTGCTAATGGTGGGTGGGCTATATTTAACTACACCCCTAGAATGCACAATCACGCATGGGAACTACTACAAGTAGCTAAAGCTGACCCAATTCATTGGTATTGGGAGATTAAAACTGCTGATGATACGAAAGCAATTCCTCCTGAAGTGCTAGCCCAAGAAAAAATAGAAATGGCAAAACAGACAGGTAATGATGCTCTATACGAACAAGAATACTTCTGTTCGTTTGAAGCTCCTGTCGAGGGTGCTTACTACGGCAGTCAGTTAATGGTAATCGAGAAAGAAAATCATATAACTGATGTCCCTTATGACCATTCTATTCCGGTAGAGACTTTCTGGGATTTAGGTGTTGGAGATACAACAGCTATTTGGTTTCTGCAACGGGTGGGGATGGAGAAAAGATTTATTGATTACTATGAGACTAACGGGGAGGGATTAGATCATTATGTCCAAGTATTACAAGACAAGAAGTATATCTACGCTGAACATACTGCACCACACGATATTGAAGTAAGAGAACTATCTAGTGGTAAGTCACGTCTTGAGATAGCCAAGACACTAGGAATTAAATTTAATATTGCTCCCAAATTAACAATCGAAGATGGTATAAATGCTTCAAGGTCGGTTTTATCTAGTTGTTGGTTTGATAAGACTAAATGTGACAGAGGATTAAATGCTTTGAAAAGTTACCATAAGGAATGGGACGAAGATAATAAGTGTTATAAAAATCATCCGGAACATGATTGGTCAAGTAATGGATCAGACGCTTTCAGATATTTTGCAGTAAGCGATAAGATTAAAAGACCTTACGTCCAACCCACAGACTTTGGAGGTGTGAAGCCTTTCGGAATTTGACAAAAAACCAGAATAGTATAATGATTTTAATGGAACCTACTGTCGGTGTATCTACACAAGAAAGCCAACCCTCTGACGGAAGTCAATTCATTCCTTCTCCTTTAATGCAAAAGTTAAGAGTTGATAAACAGAGTGCCTTCTTATTTAGACGAAGACGACAACCGGATTGGACGGATAACTATACTCTCGGAAGGGACAAAGTGCAGATCAATCGCTTAACCCAGCGTCAATCAGTTAACATTCCCCTGATTAAATCAACAGTTAAGACTTTACTTAAAGATGTAGATGAACCGCCTATCCTTTATTTTAGAAACCATGATAATAACGACCAGGCAGAGGTTTATTACAATGAATACTGGCACTACAACTCAATCCAGAATAAATTAGTCCTCAAAGACATAGTGGATAAGCGTCAGGAAATGTACTTTGGTAGGACGTTTAAGTTTATGAATATAGTTGACGGACAATTCTTCTGGGAAATAGTTGATCCTCAAGACGTTTTAGTTGATCGTTATGTTGATCCGACTGACATAGATACAGCTAGGTTTGTAATTAGGGAACATATTTACACACCCCTTTCTTCGTTAATGACCAGTTCTAAGTATGATAATCGGGCTGTTAGAAAATTACAGAAGTTCTTGGGTAGTACGGCAGGGCTTGTAAGGGCTACTGAAAACCAACTAGATTGGGTTGAGAAACAAAGAAGAATGGCTACTTTAGGAGTTATAGATACCTTTGCACCCCAACTTGGTGAGACTTATGTTGAATTAAACGAGTTCTGGATCAAAGAATTTAATAAAGATACTAAACAAGACGAGATTAACTACATAGTCACGGCAGAGGATATGTTTGTCCTCTATCAAGCACCATTAGAGCAGTGTATAGGCGAAACTAAAGATCATTTCTGGCAATCACACTATCCAGTTAATACTTGGGCTGATGAAACCGAGAGGACAGACTTTTGGAGTGACGGAGTAGTTGACTCAATTAGAACGATAAATAAGATATTAAATGCTTTCTTAAGTCAAAAGATTGAAAATAGAACCCTAAAGAGCTTCGGTATGAATTACTTTAACTCAAGTTTAGGAGAGGAAGGCTTTACACCACAAACATTTGAACCTGTACCCTGGGGCTGGTATCCAGTTCCGGCAGGGGCGAATGGAAAACTTGCGGATATGATAATGAATGTTCCCGTACCTGATCTTAATGATGTATTCAAGGATATAGACTTCTTAATGACTTTAGCACAGCAAGCGAGTGCAGCTACATCAGCACAGCAAGGAGTTGTAGAGCAGTCTCCTGTTACGTTAGGTGAGGTTCAGCTAACGCTTAATAATGCCCAACAGAGGGTAAAGGCCATGTCTAAATACTATAACGCTGCTTGGGAGGACTTTGGTCTTAAATTCGTCAAGATGTTGGAAGCAGCAGATGACATGATCGAACCTATAACAATTAACAAGAAAGGCAGATTAACTGACAAAAACTACACTAAAACTATCAGTCCTAAAGATTGGTTTGCAAAGAATGGCTACGGGGTTGAGTGTAAGATGAAAGAGGATGTCCAAACCGCTAACCTTGACTCACTACAAAAACTGCAATTTAGTAAGACCTTAATGCCAATGAACAACGCATTGAATAAGGTTATTAAAAAGAAATCTCTTGAGTTAGCTGATGTACCCGCAGGTGAAATGGCGGAAATACTTAAAGAGGACGAGATGCAAACACAGGCGCTCATCAATGCGCCTCCTAACCCAGCGATGGCAGGTACACCTCCAGGCGGGGCGCCACAGACCCCGCCTACGACACCAACTGCACCAGTGGTACAACCAGCGCCTATGATGTAAAATATAGTTATGTTTGATGATATACAAAAGTACCTAGAGTCACTAGGTATACGAGACTTTGACGACCTACAACCAGATGAAAAAGAAACTTATTTCAAACTACTTGATATTGCGGAGAAAGGTAAGGTTACTCTTGAAGACTTTAAGACGCATATTAAACAAATGCGGTTGTCAGTCGAACTAGCAATTACAGACGAACCTCAATTCATTTTCTCTAAGATATTTCCCTTTATTAGACGCAAGAACCCCAAGTTTATTCAATTACAAGCCAGACTAAAGAACTATATCTTTTTTGAGAGTTTGTTTGATAGACCGGAAAGAGCAAAGCAAATGTTGGATCAATACACGAAAGTAAGAAAGGACGTGAGATAGTATGCCATTATTCAAAGGAAAGAAAAACATAGGTAAGAACATTAAAACCGAGATTGCACATGGAAAACCAAGAAAACAAGCCATAGCAATAGCTCTAAATGTTGCTGGTAAGTCCAAGAAAAAGAAAAGTAAGAAGAAATTAGTCCATGCAGGAATGTCAGGGAAAGAAATGCGACCCATGTTTCGTAAAAAATAGCCTGCATTTGACAAAAATTTAAGTCGGATATATAATGTTATTGTGAACCCTGAAGCCCAAGCAATCTTCGACAAAGTAGTTAAAAAGAACCCCAGAGACCTTAGTGATGATGAAATTAACTTCATTCATGCTAGAAAACCATATCTTAATGATGAACAACTGAGGATATTCAAAGATGTTCTTGAAAAGCGTGAAGCTGAGATTAAAGCATTAACTAATCCAGAACCTCCTATATATGTAAGCAAGAAAGATAGAAAGAAATGACGAAAATAACAAATCAGAAGCCGAAAGAAGAAATTAAAAAGGAAGTAGATGAAGTATTGGAAGCAACTAAACCAGAAACTCCTCCCGAATTTAAGATAGAAGACTTACTTGCTAAGAACTCTGCTGATCTAACTGCACCCGAAATGGATTTCCTTTCAGAACACAAAGAGGATTTAACCCTTGAACAATTAGTAGCAGTTGGATTAGAAGACCCTGAAATTGATCCAGAGCCAACACCAGTACCTCCGACTCCTGAACCCGTACCTGAAACACCTAAAGTCGAACCTGAACCTGTTGTACCAGAGCCAGTTCCAGTTGAAGTTAAAGAAGTTACCGAACCAACAGACGAAGAACTTAAAGCATATGTTCTAAAAGACGGAGTAGATATTGATGAACTGACTACTTTTGAGAAAGCAACCGCCAGAAGGAATTACATAATCGAAAAGCGCCAGGAAGCAATCAATAAAGGGTTTGAAGAACAGAAGAAAGTAACCGATTGGTCTAAAAAGGTAGATAGTTTCCTTGATTCAACTAATAATGATCCCAAGTTTGCAGGCTTAGATGGACATGAAGCAGAATTTAAGAAGTTTGCGTTACAGCACCCCGAAAGCGATATAGAGGTTCTTCTCTTACCCGCATTTCTTCACCAACTACCCGCTACTCCGCCCAAGAGAGGTAGTTTGTTTGAGAAAGGCGGAGGGGGACAAGCGCCTCCCAAACCTAAAGAGGGGATAGATGATGCTGAAATGGCTAAGCAGTTAAGAGAAAAAGACCCTAAAGAGTACAAAAGACTAGTTAAAGCAGGAAAAATTAAGTTAGAAGTTGATTAAAACTGACTTGTAAGTACCCCTTTTCGCTTTCTTAGTTGTAAATGAGTTAATCTTCTTTTATCAGCTTCACACAACATTAGTATATTCTGGGGTTTTTTGTTCTTTGAGTTTCCATCTATATAAAAAGAAAAGACATCAGGTAGTCCGCAAAGTAAGCATTCTGTATCGGAGATAATACTCACATCTTTAGACTTACTGACTATGTGTTTAATGGTTGTTGGAGTTAATCCATATAGTTTGGCGATAGAAGAAAGAATAAAGCGGTGGACAAAGTATAAAGTCCTAATATCCTCTCTATCTCTTTCGCTAACCATACTCTAATTATACGAAATGGAAAAAACTCTATTTTTCGCCTCAAAATTCGTTATAGGTTTCCAGTTAAAAGGCTTTCATACTTATAGTAGTTAAATAAATGGCTACATATCCTACAAAGTTAGCAGAAGCCTTTGCTTCAAAGGCGTTAGAAATCTATTATGCTAATTCCGTTTCCGAAGAAATAACCAATCAAGATTATGAGGGAGAAATCCGTGATAAGTCCTCAATTCTTAATATCTTGACCTTTAGTAAAATCCTTTCCCACACTTATACAGGTGCGGACATGACGGCAGACACTCTCTCAGAGTCCAATGCACAACTTGTTACCAATCAAGCTAAAGATTTCTACTTCTTAGTTAAGAGTTATGATAAATTCCGATCCTACATTAAGAACCCAGAAGGAACAATTTTGTCTCAAACAGCCCTTGAAATCAAGAAAGTCATTGATACTTATGTACTTACTTTCTGGAATAAAGTAGCCGCAGGTAATAGGATTGGTACAGACTACACCACAGGAACCGCCTCAGTCAGTGCCGCAGGAGTTGTTACAGGAGTTGGAACGACCTGGACATCCGCAATGGAAGGAAAGCCTTTCCAAATTCTTGGTCAAACAGAATGGTATTTGATTGACTCGGTTAATTCTGGTACGGAACTTCAGATTTATGATGATCTTGATGATACTGGAACAGGTGCATATACAGGTGGAGCAGTAGGTGGAACAACTTACATAATTCAAGCTGCATCCCCAGTTCAGGTTACGGCTTCTACAATCTTTGCTCAACTTGGAGGTTTGAAAGTTAAGCTTGATAAACTTGGTATTCCTGCTGAAAACAGATTTGTAGTTCTTCCTCCTGATATAACGGATTTGGTTACTCAAAATGCTAACTTTAATCCGTCAGGTGTTCCATCAGCCTATGAAAAGATGTCCATTAACGGACTTGGAGGCAACGGAAGGGTTGGAGGTACTCTTAAAGGATTTGAGGTATTTCAATCTCCTTATGTAGCTGGTTCGGGAACGAATGATGATGGATGGCACATTATAGCTGGACATAAATCAGCTATCACATTCGCCATGGCATTTGTAGAAACTGGAATGGAAGATGCAATAGGAAACTTTGGAAAGAAATATAAGTCATTAAATGTGTACGGCGCAAAGGTACCGGATGAGAGGCGCAAAGCCCTAGCAGAATTATTTGCTAAACTCTAATCCTTTGCGACTCTTCTGAAAGTCCCCCAGCGCAAACAAATATATGTCTGTATATATTAGAGACAATCGTGTAATAGTCCCTGCTTTAAGGGATGGCGCTCCTACTACTGGGGCTATTACTGACATGGAAATAACCGGTGCGGGAGTTAAATTCACCGATGTTATTGATGTGGGAACATTTACTGAGATACTTGGTTTCTGCAATGTAACGGAATTTACAAGCGGAACTATTGATGTAGTCTATCAAGTCTCTCCTGATGGTAAGACCTTCTTAAATGTAGGTGATGCCTTTGCTCAAATTACGGGGGCTGGAATAATAATAAAGAAGGTTACAACCAATTTCGGCAAATACATGAGACTTAAATTAACGATGTCCGATCCTGTTGATATGGTGTTAAGTATTTATTTGGCGTGTAAATCATAACTATGGCAGATAAATTTGAAATAATTACAGACTTACCAAAATCAGATCAAGCTGAAATAGCCCGCATACAGGCTATCACGGCTGATCTCCGTAGTGAAAAAGATGCTGCTTTCCTTGCAGCCCGTGATCCATTTACCACAAATGTAATCCGCCAATTAGATGAAGATGGTTATATCTTAGAAGCCGAAGGATATACACTTCCTACTTCTTACCCGGGATTCCGTACAGGAGCTTTATTTAGAAACTTAGATAAGATAGGTAGAAACCTTTATTTGAATATAGGTACAATACTGTCTGCTGTATGGTCTCTTATTCAAGTTGATGACGAAGCTCCATCAGAGAGTGCGTCTATAAGTGAAAGTCCATCAGTCAGTCTTTCAGAATCAGCATCCATCAGCCCGTCGACCAGCGTTTCACCCTCATCTAGCAAGAGTAATTCACTTTCACCTAGCCCAAGTCCGAGTTCCAGTGTCAGTAAGAGTTCCAGCGTTTCACCCTCTTCCTCAAAGTCTGGTTCGGCGTCTCAAAGTCCTAGTGGATCTGAGTCGCCAAGTTCGTCAGTCAGTGCTTCAAGATCGCCAAGCCCTTCCAAGAGTCCTTCGGCTTCTGGAAGTCATAGTGCAAGCCCAAGCACCAGTATTAGTCCTAGCATGAGTGCAAGCAGAAGCGTATCTCACTCGGTCAGCCCATCAGTTAGCCCGTCAACCTCTGTTTCAAAGAGTGTCTCACCATCAATTAGTGGAAGCCCATCAACCAGCGTTAGTCCTTCTGTTAGCCCATCCATTTCACCTAGTACCTCCGTAAGTCCTTCGACTTCGGTAAGTAGCTCGGTCTCGCCATCCGTCAGTCCGTCAACATCGGTCTCAGCCAGTGTAAGTCCATCAGTTTCGCCAAGTGCGAGTATAAGTCCATCAACCAGCGTTAGTAATTCAGCCAGTCCAAGCGGATCAATCAGCCCATCAACTAGTGTCTCTCGATCAGTAAGCCCATCTATCAGTCCTTCCGCCTCGGTTTCACCGAGTAGTTCTCCATCGGCTTCACCTTCTTAAAATTGAAGCTAAATTTGACCGATTTCTAACTATGGTATAAAATTATGGCATGGATTTATCTGTCATCATCCCTTCACGCAATTCTCCTTTCCTAAACAAAACCATAGAAGATGTCCTCAATAATTCAGGTGTAGAGACAGAAGTTATTGTTAATGTTGATGAAAAATGGAATGATCCAGTATTAGACGACAAACGCATTACTTACGTCCACCCAACAATCCCTAATGGATTACGTTACGGAGTAAATGTTGGAGTTTCCCTTGCTAGGGGTAAATATATTATGAAGTGTGACGATCATTGTGCCTTTGCCCCAGACTACGCTAAGACAATAATTGAAACAATACAAGATAATTGGCTGGTTATTCCCCGCAGGTACTCACTAGACGCAGAGAAATGGGAAAGAAACATGACCAGACCTGTCAGAGATTATCACTACTTGTGTTTTCCACAGCAAGGGAAGGAACATGATTGGGGAATGCACGGAGTTGAGTGGCACGAAAGAGACAAAGAACGAAGTGATCCGAAATTCGACATAGACAATACCATGAGTTTTCAGGGAAGTTGTTGGTTTGCTAATCGAGAGTATTACCTTAAAAGAGTTGGAATGTTAGATGACAGACTTGAAACTTACTCTACTTTCGCCCAAGAACCCCAAGAAATAGGTTTGAAGTATTGGCTTACAGACGGAAAGACAGTAATTAACAAAAAAACGTGGTACGCACATTTACACAAGGGGAAGCAGTACGGCAGAATGTACCATGAGGATATTCACACTGTCAGTAGTCATAATTGGAGTGCAAAACATTGGATGAATAATGAAGAACCTGGAATGAAACATCCTATTAGTTGGTTAGTTGAAAAGTTCATGCCAGTACCTACCTGGCCGGAAGACAGAAGTAAATGGGTTAGCCCTATATGATACGAGGAATAATTTTTGGAGCTTTTGATTTATTACATCCTGGGCATCTTTTTACTCTAAGAGAATGTAGAAGACGTTGTGATTATTTAACTATCGGATTACAGGTTGATCCAAGTAATGAAAGGAAAGACAAAAACAAACCGATAGAAACGATTTTTGAAAGGTATATGCAGTTAAAGTCCTGTAAGTTTGTGGATGCAATAGTTCCCTACGAAACCGAACAAGACGTACTGAATATGCTTGCAACATTGAACATAGACATTAGGTTTAACGGAGAAGATCACGCAAACAAAGAGTTTCCGTCAGTTAGAGATGAATTATGCGGCAAACTAGGAATAGAGATTAAATATATAGCACGCAATCATTCATGGTCATCAACGGAACTTAGAAATAGAATAAAATGATACTCGTCCAAGTACCCATGAGGATTTCGCTTTTTGGTGGAGGTACTGACTTCCCAGCATTCTACCGAAAAGAAGGGGGTTGTGTGCTTTCAACTGCGATAAATAAGTATATTTATGTTATAGTTAAACCCCGATTTGATAGAAAAGTCCGTCTAACCTACACCCAAGCTGAATTAGTTGATAAAAGTTGTGAGTTAAAACACGATATAGTCCGTGAGTGTCTGAAACAAGTGGGGATCAATCATGGTGTCGAGATAATAACAATAGGGGATTTGCCCGCAGGGACGGGTTTAGGGTCATCTAGTGCGGTTACAGTAGGAGTCCTAAAGGCTCTCTATGCTTATAAAGGACATGAGATGGGTACAGAGGAGTTAGCACAAATGGCGTGTAGAATTGAACTGGGAGCATTAAAGAAACCCATTGGGGTTCAAGATCAATATATAAGTGCTTTTGGTAGCTTCAGGTTCTTTAGTTTCGGAATGGAGGGAGTCACAAATAGGAAGTTATCTACTGGAAAGCTATTCGATCATTTATTACTGCTATACACAGGCATAACACGGGACGCAGACTCTATTCTAGAAGTCCAAGACAAGAATACTACCATCAATCTGGATACTCTCAGGGATATTAAAGCTCTAGCCATTCAAGCCCTATCAGAAATAGACGAAGGAAGATGGGAAGGACTTGGTAAGTTACTTGATGATAGTTGGAGACTCAAAAAGAAACTAGCTCTATCTATCTCCACCCCCCAAATAGACGCTTGGTATGAAAAAGGACTAGAAGCAGGAGCTTTAGGGGGTAAGGTCTTAGGCGCAGGAGGCGGAGGGTTTTTATTATTCTTCTGTCCGAATGGACTCAAAGATAAAGTAAGGCAATCTTTGTCTGATTTAGTTGAAATTCCTATAAGACCAGAGCCAGACGGAGCTAAAATTATATTAAATTACCGAACATGAAAGAACTAGTAAGACTAATCAAACAGGCACGATTTGTTTTTATTGCGGGGAATGGCGGTTCAGCTAGTACAGCCGAACATTTCACTAATGATTTGCTTTCTAAAGGAATTAAGGCAATTTGTCTAAATAGCAACACATCAGAAATTACTAGAATAGGAAATGATGAGGGTTATGAATGGGTATTCGCTAGACAATTAGACGTTTTGGCTAACCATGAGGATTTACTCATTACGATTTCGTGTAGTGGAACTTCGCCTAACATAGTAAGAGCCATAGACACAGCTAATTTTCGTCAGATGAATGTATATAGTTTTGAAACTTTTAGTAAAGATAGGGATTATGAGAAGTTAGAAGATAAACATTTGAAGTTTGCACACGCAATCAAAAAACTATTATGAGCAAAGTAAGTTTTATTATCCCAGCCAGAGCCGAAAGAGATGGTCATGTGGAGAAAACTCTCAAAAGTATCTATGAGAACGCTACAGGAGATTTTGAAGTTATAGTTGGTTTTGATGGTGGTGCAGATTTTATGTTTGAACCTCACCAAAACCTTAAAATTATTAACTTTCCTTCAGTTGTAGGTATTAAGACAAATATAAATACTTTAGTTGCGTGTGCTTCTGGTAAGTATATTTTCAAGTTAGATGCCCATTGTTCTATTGGTAAGAGTGCCAATGAGATACTTCAAGCCGATATGAGAGATAATTGGATTGTCATGCCCAGGTTCTACGTACTTGATAGCGCAACCTGGGCGTGGCAAGACGATAGACATTACGATTATTTTTATATCTCATGTCCATTTACCGACCCAAGAGGGTTTAGGTTTAAGGCGGGGGGACATTGGTCACAAAAAACAGCAGAAATGGAGAAAGATCACAGGTTTGATATAGATAACACACCTCAAATACATGGATCGGGTTGGTTCTGCACAAAGGATCGTTTTTTTGAATTAGGTGGTTTTCCTTTACAAGACCCGATGGGACACGCACAGGAACCTCTTTGGCTTGGTTTAAGAAATTGGTTCGCTGGTGGTCGGGTGGTAGTTAATAAAAAGACTTGGTATGCACATTTACATCAAGAGACTAGAGATAAAGGTTTCGCTTTGGGACACAGAAACGAAGAAAGGACTTATAACTTAGTAGCCGATCATTTTATGCGTGATCCAAAGATGGAGTGGTTCTTAGATAGGTTTATGCCTATGCCCACATGGACAGATGATTGGAGGGAAAGATTACATAAATACCAAAATGAATGATTTAACTCTACTTTATTATTCCGCCAACATTATTCCCGAAGCAACAGCCGAGAAGATAAGGGAAAACTTATTATTAGTTACTAAAAACCAATATCCTATCGTAAGTGTGACTCAAAAACCCCTAGATTTCGGAAAGAATATCTGCGTAGGGGAAATTGGTGTATCAAAATATAACGAATACTATCAAATACTCACAGGACTTCGGGAAGTTAAAACTAAATACGTTGCTTGTATTGAAGATGATGTTCTTTACCCACCAGAACACTTTGATTTTAGACCACCTGATGACACTTTTGGATACGAAAATAACTTCTGGTATGCACAAGAAGGAAAAGATTTCTATTGGAGGCATGGGGATATAACTAAAAGTGGGGGGATGTGGGGTTGTATCTCAAACACCAAACATTTACTTGATAACTTAACTAAAAGATACGAAATATTTCCCGATAAGAGCAAAATTCCTCCTTTCTGGGGAGAACCTGGGTATTTTGATGAAAGATTTGGTATGGAAAATAAAAAGATGTTTTTTGAAAATAGCCACCCTTCAGTTATTTTTGTAACCCATTACTCTATGGGAGGGGTTCAACTCTCCCGCTTCCATAGGAGATATGGTGATCCAAAACCAGAAAATAAATGCTATAATTTAGAGAGATTTGGTAATGCTAAGGAATTGTTAGATAAATACTGGAATGGGAACTAAAATAATTGTTTCGACTCGGTATGGAACACATTTGCCTTGCTTAATCAAGGCAATGGAAAAGACCACTGGTGATGTCTGCGAATTGGGGATCGGTGTCTTTAGCACGCCTTACCTCCATTACCAGTGTATTTTGCAAAATAGAAAGCTAATAAGTTACGAAAACTTCAAGCCCTGGTTCGATTTCTTCACCAAGAAATACGGATACAACTACGGAACCCACGAAATTAACTATGTAGAAAATTATATGAAAGCAGATGTGTATAGATTTAATAAGAAGCGTTGGAGTATTGTCTTCATAGATCAAACCCCAGACGTTGATAGAGCAGTACAAGCACTTCGAGTATCTAATCATGCAGATTATGTAATAATTCACGACTCAGGAGCAAAGTTTAATAAGCAATATCATTACGATAGAATTTACCCATTTTTCAAATATAGAACAGACTGGACAACCGATAGTAATAATGCAACTGTACTTAGTAATTTTGTGGATTTGAAAGACTTTTGGAAATGACAAACAATATAGTTTATAAAATAACACGAGAACAGGCTCAGCTTGAGGCGAAATGGATAGATAAAGAAGTTAGGAAACTTCTTCCTAGATGGGTTGTTAGGATTGCTCCGAAATTACGAAATAACTATATTTTTACTTATTTAGTCAAAAAGTGGTTTGGTATAGAAATAATTACAGAGATTTATCCTTTTATTGATTCATTTGATACTAAAAAAGTAATAACGATAAAACAGTTCGGTAAATATATAACTCGTGCAACAATTAGGTTAAAAGCAAGATGAACGATACATTACAACAATTTGCTACTAAATTTAGCATAGACCTTAATCAAAAATCTCCTATTCAAGTAACCAACGTAACTAGAACTGAAATGGCTAAATTCATTCACGATATGAATTTTAAGGTAGGAGTCGAAATAGGAGTAGCTCAAGGTTGGCACGCAGAAATACTTTGTGAACAAAATCCTCAATTAAAATTATATGCGATAGACATCTGGGATGAATATGATGGCTACAACGAGTATCAGGGAAGAATTGGTAGATATTTTAGACACGCACAGAAAATTCTTAGACCTTATAACGTCAGATTTATTAAAAAATTCAGCATGGATGCTATTAAAGAGTTTGAAGACAATACTTTAGACTTCGTATTTATAGATGGAGCGCATGATTTCAAAAATGTAGCTATGGATATATGCGAATGGGCTAAAAAGGTTAAACCAGGAGGAATAGTTTATGGACATGATTACAAAAGGTGGGGAAGACAAAGCCACAATTACCGAAAAGGTTACAGAGTAGATGTTAAAGATGTAGTTCAAGCCTATATGTATGCCAAAGGAATAGAACCCTGGTTTGCCTTAGAGAATACCATTCCCGATCCTAAATTTGGGAGAGATAATCCCGTCTGGTGCTTCGTAAGAAAGGAGACAGATAGATTATGAAGTATTTAGTTATTGGTGGTGCAGGTTTCATAGGCTCACATCTTTGCGAAAGGTTATTAAAAGAAAACAAAGCTGTAATAGATGATCTTTCAGAAGGAAAATTAAGTAATCTTCCTAGAAATTCTAGAATAACCTTACATAAAGCCTCTATATTAGATGACGATATAGCTCCACTATTTAAGGGAGTTGATGTTGTGTTTCATCTAGCTGCTCTGACAAGACCCCAGTGGAGTATCTTACACCCTGAAGAAACAGACATGGTAAATGTACACGGAACTCTCAAAGTATTACAACATTGCAGAGATAACAAGGTTAAAAGAGTTGTTTTTGTATCAAGTTCATCAATTTATGGAGAACAAAAGAAAATTCCCACTCCTGAAGACGTTATACCAAATCCAATGAGTCCCTACGCTTTATCTAAACTAATAGGAGAACAATATTGTGAACTATTCGGTAAATTATATGGATTACAGATTAACCGGATAAGACCATTTAATGTTTATGGAACCAGACAAAACCCAGCAGGTGAGTATGCTGCTGCTGTACCCAAATTTATAGATAGAGTAAATTCATTTATAAATGTTTTGAAAGCTGACGGCTATCCTGTTATTACAGGTGACGGCAAACAAGTTAGGGATTTTGTCTATGTAGATGATGTAGTTGATTTAATGATTAAAGCCTCCAAGTCTAAAGTGTACGGGGAAGCATTTAATGCAGGAAGTGGTAAAAACATCTCAATAAATGATTTGTACGATAAAGTCTGTGAGATTATGGGAGTAAAAGTCAAACCAGTACATATTGCTCCCGTCTTTGAACCCCGTCAAACTCTAGCAGATATAAGCAAAGCCAAGAGACTGTTAGGTTGGGAACCCAAGACAAGTCTAGAGGAAGGATTAAGGAGGACAATAAATGCGTAGGCTTATTGGAGTGGATTTAGATGGTGTGCTTTGTGAAGGTAAGTGTTGGAAATCAGAAGAAGAATGTCTAAATGCTAAACCAATACCTGAAATGATTGAAATAGTAAATAAGTTATATAAAGATGAATTTATTATAATTTATACAGCTAGACAGGATTGGTTAATGTCGGCAACTTTCCAATGGTTGCACAAGAACGGGATTTACTTTCACGCTGTTATGAATGGTAAAGTTCCACTAAATATAATGATTGATGATGTGGCGATAGAACCTAAGAACGCTAAGGAGATATATGAATACTAAAATATTAGGAAAACCAGAATCAGACGCAGATGTGTTAAATAAACAACCTAGAGTGCTACTTTGTGGGTTTGGTTGGGTAGGGCAATATTGTGGAAAATATTTTACTGAAGCAGATATTTATACTTCAGAGGGTTGGCAAAAGAAAAAATTTAATCACTACGATCTGGCAATCATTTCAGTTCCTACTCCAATGAATAAAAAGACTAAAAGATGTGATATTTCGATTGTGGAAGAAGTTGTGAATAAGTTCAAAAAAGATGTGGATTACTTTTTAATTAAATCTACTGTCGAAATAGGGACTACAGATTACTTGAAAAATAAATATGAAGTTAAAATTGCTCAAAGTCCTGAGTACATCGGTGAGACATTAGGACATCCGTTACTAGAGCCACGCAGAGATGCCTTTCAGATCATCGGGGGTGAAGATGCCACTACGGCAAAGATAGCGTCATTTTGGCTTACAGTGCTTCACGCCTCAGCACCTATTTTGCAGTGTTCCGCAATAGAAGCAGAGATAATTAAATACTGCGAAAACTACTGGATAATGCAACGGGTGGATTACTGGAATGATGTTTATGAAATTTGTGATACTTTGGGAGGAAACTTTATCCGAGTTAGAGAGGGATTAGTTTTAGACCCACGTTTTAGTAGGACACATTCAAACGTCTATCCGAAAAATAGAGGTTGGGCGGGCAAATGCCTTCCCAAAGACATGAACGCTTTAGCTTATAAAATGCGAAAAGCAGGTAATCCTCTCTCCACACTAGAACTTCAGATAAAAAAGAATAAAAATAAGTGGAGGAAAATGAATGGTTGAACTAAGCGTATTGATCCCAGCCCGTAATGAGGAGTTCTTGCAACAGACAATAGATGACGTTCTCCGAAATTCAGGGGAACAAACGGAAGTAATAGCAGTTTTAGATGGTTATATTCCTAAACCAGAGTTAAAATCTACCGATCCAAGAGTAACTATAATTTATAATCCTGAAGCAAAAGGTCAAAGAGTAGCCTCAAATCAGGCTGCTAAACTCGCCAAAGGTAAGTATGTGATGAAAATTGACGCCCATTGTGCTTTTGATAAAGATTTTGATGTCAAAATGCTTCAGGCATTCAAAGAAGTTGGAGATAATGTGACAATGGTTCCTGTAATGCGCAACCTACACGCATTTGATTGGGTTTGTCCTAACGGACACAGGCGTTATCAGAGTCCAAGTGGTGTGTGTAAAGAATGCGGACAACCAACAACTAAGGATATTGTTTGGATACCCAAAACAAGTCCTCAAGCATTCTCTTACAGATTTGATAAAACCATGCACTTCCAGTATTGGGATAGACACGGAGACTCTCAAAAAGGTGATTTAACTGAAACAATGAGCTTACAGGGTTCGTGTTTTATGTGTACCAAAGAAAAATACTTTGAACTGGGTCTTTGTGGGGAAGAATTTCACTCATGGGGTCAGCAGGGAGTCGAAGTGGCTTGTAAGACGTGGTTATCAGGCGGGCGAGTCTTAGTCAATCGCAGAACTTGGTATGCACATATGTTTAGGACTCAAGGTGGAGACTTTGGCTTCCCATATCACCAGGATAGTCACTTAGTTAATCAAAATCGTGAACTATCAAGAAAAATGTTTCAACATGACGGATGGCCTAAAGCTATTCATAAATTCCAATGGTTATTAGACAAGTTTCAACCTCCCGATTGGGTAATGACTAAGGGTATTTGTTACTACTCCGATAATACTTGTGACGGAACTAAACTTGGAGAAGAAGTAAAGAATAGACTTAAAAAAATAAGTCAGGATAAGAACATTCCTATTACTACAGCTTGTTTGAAAAAGATAGATTTAGGAATTAAAAATGTTTGTTTTCCTTCACTTAAACGGGGAATACTCACTATGTTCAAACAAATTTTAGCTTCTTTGGAGAATTGCCGTGAAGATATAGTTTATCTATGCGAAGCAGACGTACTTTACGATCCTTCTCACTTCGACTTCACACCGCCAAGTAAAGATATTTACTACTACAATCAAAACAACTGGCAACTTCGGGTAGATGATGGGTTTGCTGTGTACTTTGATTGTAAAAGAGTTAGTCAATGCTGTGCTTATAGAGACTTATTGATCGAACACTACCGAAAGAGAATTAAAATGGTTGAAGAACATGGTTTTAGTAGGGCAATGGGATATGAACCAGGGAGTCATAACAGACCTGAAAGAGTAGATGATGTAAAAAGTGATATATTTATATCTAAAGTACCTAATATAGACCTTGCACACGGGACTAATGTGACCGCAAGGCATTGGAGTCCTAAAGAGTTCAGAAGTCAAAGGAATTGTCAGAATTGGAAGGAAGGGTATGAAATACCATATTGGGGTAAAACTTCAGATATAATCAGCCTCCTAAAGTAAAAATTTCCTGAAGTTTATAATTTAGTTATGGCTACATTTAGTCCTTCCAGCTATGGGGATATTTATGCGTCAAATGCTACATGGTCTACAGTTAAAGCCGCAACAACAGGGACAGTAAGAGGGGGAACTACAAGTATTACACAGGTGGTTATTAGTGGTGGTGTTTATTATATAGAGAGAAACTTTCTTGTTTTTAATACGGCTGGTTTGCCAGATATTTCCGATATTACTGGTGCGACCATTTCTATTACTGACGCAAACAATAAAACTGGGGCTGTTACCAGACACTATGCTTTCTATAATTCAACCTGTAGTGATACAGTTGCGGCGGGAGATTTTGATACACAAGGAACTACAATTTTATCCGATTCAATAGCTCATGCTGATCTATCAACGGGATTTGGGACAACTGTTTGGACATTAAATGCAGCAGGAATAGCTAATATTAGTAAAACAGGTCTTTCTAAATTTGTTTTATTGGAAGTAGATAAAGATGTTGGAAATTCTGCTCCTGCTGATGCTGGTTCTTGGGCATTTACTAATAGCACAGTAGTTTTGACTGTTACTTATAATTCTCCATCCTTAAGTCCATCGGCGAGTAGTTCCGCTTCTGTAAGTCCATCAGGTTCAGTATCTGCCAGTATAAGTCCTTCAGGGTCGATTAGTCCTTCGGGAAGTCCAAGTAAATCAATATCTCCTTCCTCAAGTCCGAGTATGAGTTTAAGTCCTTCAGCAAGTGTATCTGCTGGAAGTTCATCAGTTTCACCATCCGTGTCTCCAAGTATTAGTCCATCCGCTTCTATAAGTCCTTCGACATCAGTTAGCCAATCAATTTCACCTAGTATATCCGTTTCACCCAGTATTAGTCCCTCGACCAGTATTAGTCCTTCAATTAGCCCTTCAACATCAGTTTCGCCTTCTATTTCTCCATCTTCTTCGACTTCACCTTCTCCTGGTTTAGCACCAGAGATATTTGACTCTTATTCTGAAAGTAATTATGGCGGTTCATCTTTATTCAACCAAGTATATTACATAGGACAAAGTTTCGCTGTTACGACAGGTGGAGTATTAGATAGTGCTAAGTTTTTCCTCAAACAAACGGGAACAGCACCAGGTAACGGATACGCAGAAATATGGTCTCACACAGGAACTTATGGTGTTGATGGGGTTCCTGGTACTTTATTGGCTACTTCTGATGCTGTGAGTATGTCAACAATAAGTAGTGTGGCTTTTGAGTTGGTAAAATTTACTTTCTCTGGCGATCAAAGAATAACTTTAGCAGATAACACTAAATATGTTGTATTACTCTATTATCACTCGGAAGATGTAAATAATAATATTTTTATTGGAGAAAGGGCTTATGCTCCTTCTCCCCATGCTGGTACAAATATTACGGGAACAGCCGTACCAAACTGGACTGTTGTTGATTATATTGATGTTTGTTTTTATGTTTATAAATATGTTCCAGGGTCGTTTTCTGCATCAGTTTCACCATCGATATCTTCCTCGGTTTCAAGATCATTAAGTCCGTCTGCAAGCGAGAGTAAATCTGTTTCACCAAGTGTTAGCCCTAGCATTTCTCCTTCTGTAAGCAAATCTGTTAGTCCCTCTATCAGTCCGAGTGCATCTTTAAGTCCCAGTTCTAGTGAGTCAGTTTCAGTCAGTCCTTCGGTTAGCGCCAGCGTTTCTCCTTCCATCAGTCCATCAGGTTCAATCAGTGCGTCAATTAGTCCTAGTGAGTCTGTTTCTCCTTCTTTTTCTGTTAGCCCTAGCATTTCTCCGTCAGGATCAGCTTCAATGTCTATTAGCCCTAGTGGGTCTGTAAGTCCAAGTATTTCGCCTAGTAGTTCAGTTTCACCTTCTATTAGTCCAAGTGCCAGTATTAGCCCATCCGCTTCCGTATCCATGAGTATTTCTCCCAGCAGTAGTGCGTCAGCCTCTATCAGTCCTAGTGCTTCAGTTTCACCTAGTATCAGTCCATCAGCTTCGGCTAGTGCTTCCATTAGCCCATCAGCAAGCGCCAGTCCAAGTATTCCGACAAATTTATTTACGAGAGAATCGAATACCTCTTTACCTTTGGATAAAACAAATCTTTCGATTATTTATACAGACCAGGAAGTAATCGATGTTACTTCTGATGATGGGGTTCGAGTTGGTTTAACTGGAACATCACCTACTTATTTACTTCACCAATACAAGATAAGGGCGAATAATAATAACGATTCCATGTTAATCCATGTGAATTTACAAACGACTCTTTCCCCTACAAGTTCCCCGGTTTATCTTCAAATTTGGAATGTAACTACCAGTCTTTGGGAAACTATCGCCACTGAAGATTCAACTGCTGAAAATGTAGATTTTTACTTAGTGGGAAGAATTACATCAAATCAGAACGACTATTATGATAAAGCTGTTTCCGATCTTAATTTTCCTGAAACTTATGATCTTAACGAAGTAACCATAAGAGTCTATCAATACAATGTCTAATATTTACTCAACAAACCTTAACGGAACAAATCAGGCTTTCTATTTAGCTGATAATACAGACTTTAGACCTACTGGAAACTTTACAGTTGGTGGTTGGTTTAAGACGGGTTCTTCTACTGATTATAGAATGATATTAGCATCATATGGTTCGGGTGTTGGATTTGCTGGATTCTGGTTACTTGTGGATACCACACATAAACTTAGATTTGTTTCGTTCAAAAATACTGGAACAGTAAATAATGTAGATTATAAACAGATTTTAGGAAGTACGACCATAGATGATGGAGCATGGCACTGGGGAGTTGCAACTTGGGACGGATCAAATCTTAAATTATATATAGACGGAGTAAGCGATGCTACTGCTGTTGCTTGGGCATACGCTCCTGCCTATGCTGTGACTAACTATGTAAGAGTTGGTTGTTTTGTAAGTGGTACCCCCCCAACTAATGGTCTTTTCTTTTCTGGTAATCTTGATGAAGTATTCTTAATAAATGGAACAGCTTTAAGTTCTACACAGATAAGTAATTATTATTCTCAGTTTATAACAGCATTAAATCCAACAGCTTATTATCAATTTGAAAATAATTGTTTAGACAGTACATTAGATCACTACGATTTAACTCCTATTGGAACTCCAACATATCAGACTGATGTTCCTTTTGTTGAAAGTCCTAGCGCTTCTATTTCACCTAGCGGATCAGCATCAAAGTCCCAATCTCCTAGTGCCAGTATTAGTCCTAGTGCCTCAATTTCCCCAAGTCCTTCCGTAAGTCCATCGGAATCATCGTCAGTTTCTCCGTCAGAGTCGCCTTCTATTTCACCATCGGCTTCTATAAGTATTTCTCCGTCAGCCTCAACTTCTCCGTCAAGTTCGGAAAGTGCGTCACCTTCGATGTCCCTTAGTCCATCAAGTTCAGCTAGTGCTTCGGAGTCAGCCAGTATTTCGCCTAGCGGAAGTCCATCACCTTCATCTTCAGTAAGTCGAAGTATCTCACCATCTCATTCACTTTCTCCTAGTAGCTCGACATCACAAAGTATTTCACCATCAGGATCGGAGTCTAATTCATCAAGTGGATCAGCTTCCACTTCAAGATCAATCAGTCCAAGTGCGAGTATTTCCCCTTCATTTTCAAAATCTCCGTCTGGAAGTAATTCCAGATCACTAAGTCCTTCAACCTCAATTAGTCCGTCAGCTTCGATAAGCCCTTCTGCCTCAATTTCACCCTCATCTTCTCATTCCCAACAAGCAGAAACTTTATCAGTTGATTCTGTCGGGATATGTTTTTCCACTGGATACAATGATAAATATTCCAGTAAAGGAACAGATTTTCAGAATGTATATACAGAACGATCAACAATCTTTAGTGATAAGTTTGCAACACAAGGAACCGCTTTTCAGAATAAATATGAACCGCCATGTCAATAAAAAGCGAAAGTTTATAATTAATATATGCCTAATCCAATCAATTTAACACCATTTCATATAGGAGAGTTCAATGGCGGGCAGTCGGATTTTCAGGATCGTGGAATTAAAGGTAGTTATAAATTTGGTTATGGACTTTCAATTAGAGATCAGGAAGACTCGGTTACTTGCCAACAAGCCCTTAAAGATGATCTAGCAGTAGGAACTTTTACTGCACCTTGTTATTTTGTAGTCCCAGCGTCAGACGGAAATACTTACTTTTTTCTTTATGACGGAAACATTTATAAACGTACTTCGGCTGGGGTTTATTCATTAGTTTTTACAGATGCCCATGAGTCTGGTCATATAGTTGGTGCAGCAGAATGGTATGACTCATCAGGTTGGACTTATTTAGTATGGGCAACTCCTACCAGATTAAATATAAAGAAGATAATAGGTACGGGTTATACTAACTCTAGTCCGTGGAGTGATGTGAATACCGCTTCAACTGATTCCTGGCCGAAAACAAATCTAACTTCAGTCTCATGGCACACAATGGCTAACACTAATGGAGTTCTAGAAATTTGTAATGGAAACTATATGGCTTTTTTGGGATATGATCTCTCCTACACTTATAATGCGTTAGCGTTAATACCTGGAAATCTATCTAAGTGTGTTCTTGAACGTGGAAAATACGGAATAATTGGTTGTACTAGAGCAGATAGTAAGGATGAAACCAGTTTATTCAGTTGGGATGGAATAGGGTCGCATTGGAACGATAAAGGAATAACTAAATTCGGTAATCTAAATTCCATGATAGATACTGAGATTGCTCTAGCTCAAATGGGAAGTGATGGACAATTCTATATAACCGATTTTAAGACTCCTGTTCCTTTTAGACAGATCAAGGGCGGGGGAGAGTCTAATCCTGACGGAGTGGCTTCATATCATGGAATGGCACTGGTCGGGATATTTAATAACACTTACTACACTAACGGACATTATGCAAACGGAGTGTACGCTGTTGGTAGAGTAAATAAAAACGCACCACTTGTTCTTGATCTAGAATATCAATTAGATTGTGATGAAATTTACTCAGTTAAAGTTGTAGGAGAGGATATTCTGATAGTTTATAAAAATGGTTCTAATTATGGAGTTAAAATTGTTGATACTGCGAACAAAGCTAACGCAGTTTATCAAACATTAGACTTAGACTCACCTGTTGGAACTTCTACAAATCCCAATCCTCTAGGTAGAATGGTAGATTGGCAAACAATAAGTCTGGAAGCAAGACCGCTTCCTACTGGTTGTAAGGTTGAGGTCTGGTACAAGTACGACAAAAGAGATACAGGCGGAGAAGGTGATGATGGATGGATACAATGCAACCTGTGGGGAAGTGATGCTGTTCAATGGGAAACTGCTGGTCAGCAAAATTCAGTATGGGTAGTTGGACAGAAAGCTAGGACTATTGAAGTAATGATTAAGTTGTTCCCAAGTGGAAACACAACACCTGATTTACACGAGATCAACGTATTTTTCTCAGTCTAATGTCACAAGTACCAATTTCGCCTAAAGAAATTAAAGATCAACCCGTACCTCTAATTGATGGGACAATGAGTGACGCTTCTGGTAGTGACTCTGGCGGTAGTGAGATTAGTCCCAAAGAAATTCCCAACATAAAAGTCCCACGTCCAGTAGTTGCATCAGAAGTCATTAGTGAGTCTTTAGATAGCCAAGCAAGAGAAATCAAAGGAAACTATACCTTTGCCCAAATGGGAGCAATCCAAGTTGGAACAGACACAAATGGTACTAAAATGTCTCCCACTGGCCTTTTAGCCGTCAAGAATGGGGTAGCCACAGTTACTATCACAGTCGATGGAGATGCTACTTTTGCCGGTACTGTTGCTGCTGGCGCAGTCATATCAGCCGATATTTCAGCTACTTTGATTACAGGACAGATAGTTAATGCCCAAATAGCCAATATAGACTATGCGAAGATAAATAATGTTTCAGTTAGTTCCGCCCAAATACAAGATGGTTCAATTACGAATGCGAAGATACAAGATGCTGCTATTACAAATGCAAAAATAAATGATTTATCGGCAGATAAAATCAATGCAGGAAGTTTATCGGCAGATAGAATAAGCGGAGGAACAATTACCGGTATTACTATTAGGACGGCTAGTTCTGGTAGCAGAGTTGTAATGACGAGTGGATCAGATCAACTCCAATTCTATAGTGGAGGGGGATTAACTGGGGTTGTTGAAAACTTTGGATCAGGTTTGGGGTTGGTGGCTAGTAGTAATTTATATTTGAGTGGAAATGGTGGGGGAAACTATATTCAAGTAACAGGTAGTAGTACAAGTTTTCCAACCGATATAGGATTAAATAATCACAATATAAATGGATGTACAGGTGTTTATCTTAATGGACACTATCTTACTAATGGTAATTCAAGCGGAGAGATTAAAATGGACGGAAGTAATAAAACAGCTATTGTTCCTACTTCTAAGGGTTATAACGCTTTATATTGCATGGAGTCTCCCGAAGTCTGGTTCATGGATTTTTGTGTAGGGCAGAGAAAGTTCTCTTTTCGTAAGACATGGAAGTTTTGGAAGTGGGGATTTGATTGGATTGCCTGCCCAGACACAATGTTTCTAGAGGTTACACTACCCCCCTACGTTATTATGCCGACCTTAGTTAAAGGGGTGGTTCAGGTCTGGGGACACAGAAAAGGTCACGAAACTAAGAGATTTGAAGAAAAGACCAAAGCGGAGTTTGCAAAGAATGAGGCATTTTTAGGTATGGCTAAAGTGAAATAAACTGGAATTGTATAATTAAATATGCTTATAAGTAGAGAAAACTTGGAAGATGAATTGGTACAAAGAGTTATGGTTTCAAATAACTCTAGTATGCTTCCCGCAGCAAGGGTTACACAACTAATCCAAGACGCTTACCAATGGGCTGGTACTTTACACTTTTGGCCTCCTCTTTACCGAGCCAGAACATTCTCGACCACACCTAATACACAAAGTCTAACTTATGATTATTATGACTATCCTTCTGATTTCTTAACAGGTAGTGTCTCACGCTTATATATAGACAATAAAAAGTACGATAAGAAAGCCTATCAAGATTTAATAGACTATGCGGATAATGTGGTTGAAAACTCTGTTCCCCCCGACCCGACCAAGAGATACTTTGCTGAATATGGCCGTCAATTCTTTGTTTATCCTGCTTCAACTGTTGCGGGATCAAGTAATGGAATAATCTGGGGAAATATACAACCTCTACAAATAAGTACGGCAGCTTCAACCACGATATTCTCACTTTGGAATGATAGTGGAAATGAAGCAATAGTTAAAAAAGCCCTTAGTGTAGCTCTAGAAAGATTTGATCCTAATTTTGCTACGACACAGAAAAAAGAAGCATTTGATTTACTTGAACTGATCTGGAAGAAGATAATGGATGAAAACCAAAAGAGCCAAAGGTTAAACCATCCTTTCTATCAAGTACCGGACTTTTTCGGATATGGAAGCGGGGTATCAACCATCGGTAACTTTAATGCCATGAGTGTAATTTTCTAACTATGAACCCAACACAACCAGTTTCACAAACGCCACAAAATTTTAATCCTACTAGTGTTCAGGATTTAATCAACGCTGGTTTAACTGGTTATCAAGGTTGGAATGATAACGCTGCTGCTATACAAAATTTTAAGGAAACAGGTGGACAAGGTAAAGGAGTATTAAATATCGGTGGTGGAACGACTACCCCTGAAATTGATGCTATCAATAGACAAATTACGGACAGACAGACAGCACTTAGTAAAGCCCAACTTGGAATAAATGATAATCCTTTTTACTCCGAAGCAACTAGGGTAGGTAAATTAAGATCATTACAAGATCAATACAACGCTGATATAACACCTCTCAACACCCAACTTAAGACTCTAACTGAGGCTTACAACACTAAGATTAAAGCTGAGGCAGACTCACAGAAGACTACTCTTAAAACCTTTACCGATAATGATGGTAATACAGTAGCAATCACGTTAGACTCTAAAGGGAATGAGATTAATAGAACAAGTTTGGGTAATGTTGGAAAAGGAAAAACACCAGCGAAAGGTAAGGTGGAAAAACCTGAAAAACTAACCCCAGATGAGAAAGCCATGCTTAAACAGAATATAGCCCAAGACGCTAAAGACGGAAACTTACTAGAAGAATTGGTGGCTGTCTATACAGCCTACGGAATGGATTTGAATACAATTTACACTATCTATGGTAAAAACTCTCCATACGGAGCGCCAGTTGAAACATTACAACAGGTTTCAGAGGGTAGATACTCGACTCAACCAGCACCAGCACAGCCAGTTTCAGGTAGATCATTAAGACCAGTAGCCTAATATGTATGGAATTCAAAACAGTAACTCAATTAAAACAAGCAAACAAAGGAACTTTACCTGCAAAGGCAGTTGTCCCTGCGACCCCTAAAACTACAAGTTTTCCAACAGTTAGTCAGTTGAAATCAGCCAAACAACCAACAACTTCGGCTACTCCATTTCCTACTGTTACTCAATTAAAAACTCCGACTCAACCAGTTGAGCAACCAGAGCAAAAAGATTTAGCAACCCAAGTATATGAAGCATTTCCCCAAACAATGCAGACATTATCAGAGCTACAGATTGATCCGCTTTCATTAAAAGCCGACCCCAAAAAAGCGATAGGAAATGCTTGGAATGCACTAAAGGGTTCGGTAGTTGAAGAAGGGCAAAGAATTAAAGATTACCTTGATGAGTACAAACAAAAACCGACTAATCTTTCACCAGTTGGAAAAACTCTTAAAATGGCAACAGGAGTAGCGAATGTTGTCTTTTCACCATTGAGTGCTTTATTCGCAGGGGCAAAAGATATTCCAGTTTTAGGGTCTATTGCTAGACTTATCGAGTTACCATTTTCAGCAGTCGGGGAGGGAGCAACACATATCTCTGATTATATAGTTGATGAACTTCCTATCTCTCAAGAAGCAAAAGATAATATAAAACCTGGCATGGGAGAGGTGTTTGCGTTAGCAGGACAAATAGCGCTAGGAAAAGTAGTTGAAATTGGTGGTAAAAAGTACGGAGAATTAACTAAAAAGTACGGGGTAGAAGACGCAACAACTATAGTAAATAAAGCCAATGAATTGGCTAAAACCGCACCAAAAGAACAATTACCGCAGAAAACCGCAACCACTCCCCCAGAGTCCCCTATCGTGTCGGGGGAGAATAGGGGAGTGTCAATTAAGCCTCAAAATGCGGAAAAAGTAGTTGAAGTCCCTAGAGAGCAATTACCAGTAGGTGGAGGTGCGGAAAAAGTTTCCCGCTTAGAGGCAAGAGTCAAAGGAGTGTTAGATACTGCTCCACCTGATGTTGTAGAAAGGTTAGGACTTTCTACTTATGAGTCAATGAAGAAGCCCGAACAGATTAAAATGGCTACCGAGTATGTTCTAAAGAGTCAAGACGAAGCAATGAAGGTTTTAAGTGGAGAAATAGAAGCACCACCTGGAATACTTAAAAATTCGATATATGTTGCTATGGATAAATTGGCTGGTAAAGACATTGATTTGGCGACAAAACTAGCAACCCTAGAATCAACCCGTATGGGACAGGAATTGAGTATTTTAACCGAGTTAGACCCCAACTCCCCAGTTAAACTTATGAGAGATATTATTGATGTTAGAGAAAAGGCATTCCAAGAAAAAACAGGTAAGACAACAATTAAAGCAAGAGAGGAAGTAGTAAAATCAGTTAAAGAAGCTGTCAAGAAGAACAGACCAAAAGCAACTGACTGGGTAGATTTTGTAAGGTCGATAGAATGCGGAGGATAATATGGGCTTTTGTTTAACAAAGGATAAATCACTAGAACTAAAAAGAAAGATCAAGAGTGGTGAGTTAAACCCTGAAAAACTCGCTGAAATGACTAGTGAGCAAAGAAGGGCTTACTTTGAGAAATTCTTAGGTCAGGATAACGCTGTTCAAGTCAATGCACTTCTTGAAAGGAAACTCCTGATGAGAAACTATCAATTAGGACTAATTAACGGAATTAAGCAAATAACTGGTATGAAACCTCAAGTTAGAGCAGACATTATAAGCAGAATACAAAAAATGGACAAAATACTTAATCCCGCAGAAGAAAAGATGTTTATGAAAGATTTAGCCAATAAAGCACTTAATCTTGAGTTTGACGCCAAAGAAGCCAAAACTATCTCTGATCTATCTACTAAAATGACCGATCTAAAAGCTAAAGCCAATGCAGATGGAGTATTTCCAAGTGAGACAGATAGATTGGGTTATGGAATGGCTACTATTGAGCTTAAAAACTATATAGATCAGCTTAAATTATCTTCCAGATCAATTTCATTCAGAGAACAACCTCTTAAAAAGATTGTAACCATGATAGGTGAATTGCCAGGAGTTCTTAAATCGGCTGTAGCTTCTATGGATAATTCTTTCTGGGGAAGGCAGGGAATTAAGACTTTTTGGGATTATAAGACTACAGGAATATGGACAAAGAATTTCCTTAAATCTTGGGTAGATATAGGTAGGCAATTAAAAGCTAAAGGTAAAATATGGACTTCTGGTGATAGTGCTGTGATGGACTCAATCAAAGCTGATATTATCTCACGACCCAATTCAGTCAACGGAAAATATAAAGCTGGTGGATACGGACTCGATATTCTATCCGAGGAAGCATTTCCATCTTCCATACCAGAGAAAATACCACTTTTAGGAAGATTATTTAAGGCTTCAGAAAGTGCATACAATGGCGGAGCTTTAAGGTTGAGAGCTGATCTGGCAGACAGAATAATTAAAATAGCTGAAGATAATGGAATAAACACTCTCGATCCTAAAGAAGCAAAAGGAATAGGTCAAATGGTTAGTTCTCTAACTGGTCGTGGCAGTTTAGGAAAAGGTGAAGTTCTCGCCAGAGAAGCAAATGTACTTTTATTCTCAATCAAATTCCTAAAAGCCAATATAGACACTCTCACAGCGCCATTAAAAGTAATAGCAGAAAAGATAGGTTTAACCAAATCACTAACTGAAGGTGAAAAGTTTGCAAAAGTGGAGTCTGCTAAAAGTACCTTGAGAATTGTTGCATCAATAGCGACAGCTTTAACAATAGCCAAACTACTTAGTCCAGAAAGCGTGGAAGAAGACCCTAGAAGTACAAATTTTGGTAAGATCAAAGTATTCGGACATTGGACAGATATAACTGGCGGATTGGCTTCTTTGGTTACTTTGTCATCAAGGTTGATGAAAACA